TATCGTACAGCGGCAGAGGCAGCCAGCCTACGGACTTGGTAGCGATCCATTGATTCAGCCGAAGCCACCGGAACAGCCGCTCCTTCGCTTCGTTCTGGCGGGCCTCCCGGGCCTCCTGGCGGATGGTCCGCAGGGGCACCGTCACACCGATGGAGGGGTTGCACCGCCGCCATACCGCCTCGTCGTAAATATCGATCTTGGCGCATTCGTCCGGATCATCCGGCATGCCGTACATGATGGGCAGCCAGATGGGGTTATCGTCCTCCATGGGGCCGGTACCGGCCCGGGCCGCCAGGATCCGGCGGCATTGCAGATGGATCTCCCAGCCGATGGACTTCCGGTCCGGGTCATCGCCGGCGGTGGTCAGCACGATCCACACCGGCTGACGCCGGGCAGAGCCAGCGCCGAAGGTCATGACGTCCCACAGCGCCCGGTTGGGCTGGGCGTGGAGCTCGTCAAAGATCACACAGGAGGCATTGTAGCCGTGCTTGGAGTAGGCCTCCGAGCTCAGCACTTTGATAAAACCGGTGCCGTCTCGCAGTTGGATCTCCTTCTTGCTGGGCACCTGCTTGACCCGCATCTCCAGCCAGGGCCGGGCATCCACCATGGCGCACATGGCGTTGTAGCAGATGGAGGCGTTCTCCTTATCCGCCGCGCAGATGTAGACCTGGGGATTCTTCTCCCCGTCGGCCACCAGGTGGTAAAGGCCCAGACCGGCAGCGACTTCCGTCTTGCCGTTCTTTTTGGGGATATCCTCGTACAGGTACTGGTAATGCCGGTGCAGCTGCCCGGTCTCCTCGTCCGCGTCCAGGGTACCGTAGAACTCCCGCAGGGGATCCTTCTGCCATTGCTGCAGGCGGAAAGGCTGTCCGGCAAATTCACCGCTTCCGAAGGCCAGCAGTTCCAGGAATGCAACAACGTAGTCCGCCCGGTTTTGGTCAAACATTCCGAGCCTCCCTTAACCGCTGCGGAATTTCTGCTGCAGCTGAGCAAGGGGATCCGCGGCCGGCTCTTTCTTCACGTTGGGCACCACCAGCCGGCACCGGCTGGAGATGGTCATACCCATTTCCGTGGCACAGCCCCGGGCGATCTTTTCCAGCTTGGCCAGCTGCCCCACCCAGAAGTCCAGTTGCTCTTTTGCCCGCTCATACACCGCGTCGGTGGCATCGGACTGCAAGGCGGCGTTTTCCAGATGATCCTGCATCCGCTCCTGGCAGATCTGCAGCCAGGTGTCCTTTTGGGACGATGCCTCCGCATAGGACAGTTCACAATCACAGTACCGGGCCAGGGTGCCCGCGTCCAGGGTGGATACCACGCCCTCCGGGAAGTCCAGCAGCTGCTTGGCATATTTCCGAAACAGGGCCTTTGCCGGTTTGTTGAGCCACTTGGGCGGCGTCAGCGCTTCCAGCTTCGGCATTTTGACTTCCGTCTCCTGACGCTCCTCGATCTCATCTTTCGTCCAATGCTTCCCGCCGCCAACGACGGAAAGATTGACCTCCATAGGTCTGCGTTTGCCTGGCATTTGCTCACTCCTTTCGCCGGGCGGGCTTGAAATTTTGCTGTGGGGAAAAAATCTCACGCGGAGGGGGATGCGCGGTATCCGGCCCCCGAAGGCCGATTTTCGGCCCCCGGGGGGAGGGGCCTGCCGCCCCTCGGATACCCCTGCAAGGATCCGCCCACGCCTGCCGGCAGACCCGTACACGTGCACCTGTGCCCAAGCCGCTACCGGGTTAGATCTCCGGCAGCCCGAAAAGCCTCGGCGTTTTCCGCCATGGTTTTGCGGCTGTGGCAGCTGTGACACAGGCTCTGCAATTCACCGTGCAGAAACAGCTGCAGGTCTCCCCGGTGAGGAACCACGTGATCCACGTCCGTGGCCTGCACACGAAGCCCATGACCGGCGCAGCTGCGGCAGAACGGCTCGCGGGCCAGCTGAGCGTCTCTGCGGCGTCTCCAGCCGCATCTCGGGTTCGTGTACAGGTGGTGCCAGGCAGCGGATTCTTTCCGCTCCGCCTTCGGCTTATGGTCCGGGCACCAGCCTTCGGCCGTCAGCTTCAGGCACCCCGGCGCTTTACATCTTCTCAGGGGTTTGTTCATCGACCACCTCCGGGCAAAACAAAAAGCCTGCACCACGATCCGCACATAACGGAACATGGCGCAGGCTCTAAGGCGCAGGCACAGACGGGATATTCACGACGCCCTCATACTGGCAGCGCTTGCACTTGATCGGCAAGTCCTTGACCTGTGTCGTCGGCAGCAGCCACAGCACCGTGTGCTTGCCGCAGGCCGGACAGAGGAAGCGTCTTTGGTTTGTCTTTATTTTAGCACACATTTCCTTACTTTGCAATACTTTCGCACCCTCCTTTTTTGGGTTTCCCTTTTAGTATACACTACCCCAAGACTGAATTTTGCTATTCAGTTGAGGCTTCCGGCAGCAGTGCCATCATGTGGCAAAAGCGGCCGTAGCTATTGGTGCATTCGGTCTTATCGGTGACGAAGGCACCGGGCGGCGGCGTCAGCACATCGCCCTCCTCCACGTTCTGAGTATAGGAGACGGGCCGTTTGGCGTTCCGGCTGGTGCGCCACGTGCGGTCGCCCACATACCGGCGCCCTTTCTCCCTGGGCTCCTTGGTCAGGTACCTGGCCCAGCGCTCAGCGCCATCCCAGCCGAAGGGTTCAAACCCGATGTTGTCACCGTGCTTCTTCCACAGCTTCCGGATGTCATCATAGTCCACGCCGGTGGTGTTCAGGATCAGGTGGTGATGCAGGCGGCCGTCGGAGTGATACCCCTCGGTCACCCGCACGTAGACCAACTCCCGGGGAGGACTCTGCCCCCGCCGCAGCTTGCGAAAAGCCCGGATGAAGTTGGAGAGATACCGGTCCGAGTCCTCCCGGCGGGCGGGAAGATCCCCGTCCCGGTAGGTCAGCGTCACCAGCAGATCGTCGCTTTTGAAGTTGGCGGCCAGCACCAGCATCAGCTTCTGCCAGCTGAGCTTTGCGTTCAGGGACTCTCTGGCCGGGGTGGAGATCATGGACCGGGCCTCCCGGCGGGCCGTCTGGTTCTGGGTATGGATGGCGGTGTACTGTACCGCCATCCACAGCCGCCCGGCCTGGATTACCTTCCGCCGTTCCTTAGCCATCTATAGGCCTCCGATAAAATACGGTATAAACATGCTCATGCTGCGTAACGGTAAGCAACTGATACCCGTGCTTGTCGATAGTTCGCAGCACCTTCTCCAGATCACCGGTCCCCGGGCAATAAATAAAATCATTCTTCCAGCGTTTTCGTTTGAACAGTTTCATCTTTCTTCTTTCCTTTCTTGGCACGGGCAATGGCTTCCGCCTTCACCTGCTGTTTCGTCTTCTTGACTGTGCAGCCCTCGCCTGCCGGGCAGGGCCGCCGGATCCCTGTGATCAGAAAATAGGAGCAGCACCTGCATGCATCGTTATTTCCTCCGTAATAAAAGCATCCCCGACAGGGATCATTCCTCTTTTTGGCCATTGTCCCTCCCCTCTCCGTCCATCCTTGCGCCGCAGCTGGGGCAGTATGTGAAAACGCCCGTCGGTGCTTGAGATTTAAGACACACGCTGCATTTCATATACTCTCGATGATTTGCAGTTCCGAAAACCCACCGCCCATGCACCACTTCCGCGGCATCCACGGTGTGGGAATCGTAAATCATTTGCAAAAGTGATCATGCTCGTTTCTGTGGTTTACCCTTATCATGCCGAGAAAATGTGGGTTATTGTGCTTGCTTTTGTCCACCTCGGTACTCAATGCATTGGCATCAATCAGCCGCTTTTCATTTGCCCTCCTCGTTCCCTCCCAGGTCCATTTTTTCAACAATAGTTTCGTAGAAGTCCACCATATCGCACAGATCCGCTTCTGACTTTGGCGCGACACATGGCACGTGCATGACCATCTGCCCGTTTTGCGATACCATCACATGATGACTCGCCTTGTCTTGGATTACAACATACCCCTTGTATTTCACTCGATTCACGGCATAGCCTCCACATAGCGCCAGCTCTGGGGTGGTCTTTGAATGCGTGGGCTATCAAACGCCCGCACAATCGTTCCGTAAGGTTTTGTAAACTCGGCAATTGACCGTGGCTTGTCGTAGACCTTCAGGTTGGAGATATGCCATGCATAAAGCCTGTCGTGGTAGGCATAGCGATGCAACTGATAGTAGGTCAGGCAGGATTGCTCCAAAATGGACTTGTCCATCTGGCTTTGAAAGGCGGGATACGGGACGTCGAAGCAGCGAATATCATTACAGACAAACTCACCCATCACGATCCTACAGCCATTATTATGGCAAATCATCCCGCTCCCGACCGGATATGAAAGATTCCCGCTTGTGCAATAGATGTACACCTTAAAAGGCGTTTCCAGTTTCGGTCTGGTCTTCCTGACCTCCAGCGTCTTCTTGCCGGAGAGAATCAGCTCGCACCACTCCGGGTGGATACTGATAAGAACAGCTTTCATATTCTCACCCCTCTGCCCGCCCGGACACTGCGCATTGCGTGCATGCCGCTGGTAAGCGCGG